ACTCGGCCACGGACTTCGTATAGCCGCTGCCATCCGACCCTTCGCCCAAGAGGCTGACCGCTTGCTCGTCTGCGTAAGCACGCACGCGGTCTTCATGGTCGAAAAGTTCGGATTGAAGCCGCAGATTGTCGAGGCTCTTTTGACGAGCATCGAGCTTGTTTGCGGCTTTTTCTTCGTCGGCCCGAAGGCCAGCGCCGAACTCTGCCAGCTCGCCGCCGAAATTGGCCAGGGCTACCGCAGTCTTGTTCAACGTCGGGTACTGGACGACGCTACCGAGCCCGAGGTTCTGTTCGTTTTCATAGACAGGTAGGCGAGCCATGGTGTGTGTCCTTAGATGATCTGGCCTTGGGCGTTGTAAGTCGTGGTCTGCCAGCCGCCGCCAGTTGGCAGGCTGATGCCCTTGGCCGCGCCGACGATGGAAGATGCCGCGTTGATGTAGCTGGCCGTCTGCGCGTCCTTGCCCGCCTGGTAGGCGATGCCGCCTTGCGTACGGAGCTGCGCGGCTTCGTTCTCGCCCGTGTACTTGACGACATCCTTGGCAAGTGCGAACTCGGCCGCGTCGTCAGCGAGCACGTCATAAAACGATGCGCGCGTGATGCCGGTCGTCCCGATCTGCGCCAGGTTCGAGCCGGTCTTTCGCGTGTAGCTGCGTGTCAATTCTTCGGTATCGAAGGCCACTTTTTCTAGGCGCTTCTTGGCCATCTCGTTGTAGGCGGCTTGCTGTGCTTTGCCAGCCTTCTTCGCGGCCTTGCCGGACTTGATGCTACCGAACGCACTGATACCGGCACTTGCGCCAGCAATGATCGAGATAGGGTCGCACATTACGGTTCGCTTTCCACGTCGATGTTCAACGCGAGAATTGTTGCGGGGAACGGCCCTTCGACCGTGACTTCGACCTTCGCTTCGCCGTCGAAACTATCTTCCACCGGGACTTTGAACGCCCCGGTGTTCAACGGCAAAGCCACGCCGAGAAGCGCGGTCGCGTTGCGGAATACGACGAACTGAGACACGCGGCCGAGAGCGCCGATCCTGACGCCCTGAGAAGAAAGCATCTTCGCAATGACTGAGATCGCTTTCTTTCTGCGGCCGACTGCCGAACCGTCGTCCGCTTCGGATGGCGCTTCGAGCGTCACGATCTGGTTGGGGATCGCCTTGCCAAGCTGCACCTTCGAAGCCGTCCGGCCATTGGGCAGCGTGATAACGCCGCCAGCACTAACCGTCACGTCCGGCAATCGAGCACCGTCCGCGAGAAGCTGGACCGTTTCGTTTGCAAGCCATGTGACGCCCGTGATGGTGTTCGTCGCCACGCCTGAGTAGGTCGCGCCGCAGTCCACCATGAAGGCGTCTTTCGGATCGGTGACATCTTCGTCGTACGGCTGTTCGAGCGTTTCGATGTACTGCACTTGCGCGCCGTTGATCGTGCGGCGGACGCAAGCCCACAGCTCGTCTCGTTCCTCGGGGCGCATAATGGCGATGCTCTGGACCGCGCCGCCAACATCGTGTGCGGAGAAGCCCTTGACCTGTTCGCTCTGTTCGAGGGTCATCGCCACGAGCTTGCCGGTCGAGGTAGCCGACCAGAGGACACCATCGGGCGTTTCCTGGTAGGCGGTCGCGATGACGCGCTGCTTGTAGAGATGTTCGGACAGGATCGACAACTCGGGCGCGACCAGGCCGTTGACCTGGTAGTCGTAGTAGAGGTTGTTGATCCGGCGAGATGTGCGGCCGATGATGATGGTGGACTGCGCGGCTTGTTCGGGTACGAGGCCGGCAGCGCCAACGCTGACTTCCAACTTCTGCGTGACGTTGCGCGCGGTGAGAGCTGCGCCAGACGAGCCGCCAATGGAGCGGATACCGCTGGCCGTGCCGATCAATAGGCGCGCACCTTCCTTCAGCCACAGGATCGGGTCGGAGCGGCTGAGTTCGAATGCGATACCGTTTGCGTCCGTGACCGTGCCGTCGATCTCAGACGGTGAGAACACGGAAGGGATGCCGGCCGAGCTGATGAACACCGAGCGCGGCTGTGCGGGAGTGCCGCCATAGCAGATGCGGTCTTCGAAGAAGGTGACGCAGCGCGGATAGTTGCCGATGCGCTCCCGTGCCGCCCTGACCGCTGCGGATGAGCACTGTGGCGGTCAACGGCGTAAGGACGGTGGTGATGGTTCCCCACGACCACTTGCCGGCCAAGAGGACGCGGACGTGCCGGCCGACATCCGTGGCATTGAGAGCAACCGAGCCCGCCGACCAGGTGAAGGTAGGGGACGCGCCGGTTGCGAGTGCCACAGCGCCGACGTTTACGGTGTTCGCCGCGATGATGTTCGTGGCCATATACGGGCCGTCGATGAACGATGCGTTTGCCACCGTCCACGAGTTGGCCAGGATGCGCGTAAAGAGCTGCGGGAAGTAGTTGATATGCGTGGCGTACACGTTGTCGTTATAGGGTGCGACTTGGATGTCGTTGACGACCGACGCCGGGTAAGGCGTGACGAGTTCGTAAGGCGTGACGCCCGACGACACGACCAGGCCGTCCGGCACCCACACTCGCATGTAGAGGTTGCCGAACTCCAAGACGTAGCTCTGTCCGATGGAGAAGGTGTAGGAGATCAGGCGCGTGGCCTGGTCTGCGAACTTTGCGAGGCCACGGAAGCGCGTGCCCGATCTGCGCCGGACGCCGCCATGCTTCAGCACGAACCAATTGTACAAGCGCGAGAGTGACCGCGCATACAGCTCAAGGTCCTGGCGCTGGCCGGCGAGCGGCGTGATCTCCCCGTTCGAGAACGAGGTCTTCAGAAGGTGCTGTGCCATGGGCTAACCTGCCATTCGCACATCGAGCACATCCTGCCGGTACTGGCCTTCGACGCTGCCATAGTCGAGCGCGTTGATTGCCTTGGCTTCGGCGTCGGCGGCGCGGTAGAGGGCAAGGGCCTTCTCCACGTAGCTGCCTTTGCCGGTGATGCGCTGGGCCGCGAGAAGCGCCAGGCGTTCGCCAAGCGCGCGAGCGAACAGAACCTCGAACTCGGATGCGTTGGTGACGCGGGCGATGAAGTGGATCGGCAGAACCGGTCCTTCGTTCGTCAGGATCATCGAGCCTTCACGCTCGAACTTCGGCATCGCACCTTCGAAGTACCCGCCGCGCCGCAATGGCATGAGGCGAAGGCAGTTCGTGGGGAGCTGATACTGGTAATCCCAGCCGAACGCCGGCTTGTCCCCGAGGGGCGATAGGACGGCGCGGCGCTTGGCGAAGGCCCACGGGTGCGAACGAAGGTACTCGTCGCGGGCGTAGCCGTACTGCGAGGCCATGAAGCGGCCGAGCACGGTGTCATCGTCAAGGGACGTGATGCGGGTCTCGTCAAGCGTGGTAGCAGCCATGTTGCAGACGGCTACTTCTGACAGAGGGGCGGACGTGTTGGCCATGTGTTTGAGCCCTGAAAAGAGAAAGGCCCCAAGCCCTCACGACACGCCGAACAACCGCGCCAATTATTCGCGACGGCAAGGCATGTCTTCTGTGGGACTTGGGGCCGGATCCGGTTGGTCGCGCTAGACGAGGCGCGGGAGCAACCGGATTACTGCGAGGCTACGGACGACTTTGGAGCCATCTGTGCCTCTAGTTCCTTGATGCGATACGATAGTACCGCGATTTCGCCGGGAGAGATGGTGCGCTCCAAGGCGGCAACGTGGTCGTGGATGAGAGCCGTACGCGCATCGAACCACCAATTGAGCACGCTAATGCCCGCGCCGATGATGGCGATGGTGGTCAGAACCGAGCCCGCAACTTCCTTGAACGGAAACGGGCGGGCTCGGGTATTGAGGTCTTTGCGTAGACCCTCGAACGCGTCGGAAATTTCCCGGCGTTCCGTCTTCATCGCGTCTCGCATCTCAGTCAGCGCCGACACGATGGTCCGTTGGCCTTCCTCAAGAAATTCAACGCGGGTACTTAGGTCCCGTGTCACTACCGCTGTCCTTTTGCCCACGCCTGACATTTTCTATACTCCACCGAGAGATCGGCGCGCGAGTTCGCCAGGCGTCGGTATGCTGTCTTGGCCATGTCGCCGGTGTAGTCGCGATTTGCGAGCTGCGGCGGCGGGGCGGGCGGCTTTGTGCATTCGCTGGGCGGCTGGTCGTACGGCTGCACGACGGTCGTCCAGTTCGTTTCGGGCTTCGTCGTTCCGCAAGCTGCTAAGAACAAGCTGGCCAGGAGTGTCAGAAAAATTTTCATCGACGGAGTTCCTTGACCACGCTCGCCGGCCAACAGACGTTGGTCGCAAGGCTCTTGTTCTGTTCGACTGCGGTACGCCACGCGCTTTCGAGGTCGTCTTCTTTGCGATCTCGTTCTGCGAGTTCTGCCGCGTGCTTGGCTTCAAGAGCGTTGATGGCTGCGGCAGAAATCCGAGCACGCTCTGCGAAATGTTTTTCGGCGGCATCCTTCTCGGCAGCTACCTTGATCGTGTAGGCCGCTTCGACCTTCGCCCGTTCTTCAACGCGCGCACGGTGGTCGATGTACCAGTAGGTGCCGCCAGCGATTGCTACCGCCGCGACCGGCCCAAGCCAGCCGGGGAGGACGAGCGTGCGGATGTAGGTGAGGACAAGTCTTATCATGCGTTACTCCGTGGGCGCTGGCCGTTAATGTGATCGTCAACTCGCGCATCACTGATCCGATAGACTTCGTACAGGATGGCTACGCCGAGGCACGCAATGACAGTCCAGAACAAGGGAGAGGACGTAACGTCCGCAACGCTCGTAATGCCTAGCCCCGCAAGCAACGTCTTTGTGTAGTTTGCGATACGGTCTGTGCCGAGTATTGTCCGCGATCCGTTTTCACGTAGCTCGTCGCGAGCTTGACACGCGGCTTCTCGGCAAGGTTCTTGTCTCGGAACAGGGGCGGAAGCTCGTGTTCCTGCGTCGGGCACATGGTCTTCACGTGCAGTCGGTGATGGCCCATCGGGAATTTCCTGTTTGGGAGCTGGAACTGCGGGAGGGACTTCGCGATACGCAACGGGCCAACGGTACGCGGCGACTTTTGAAACACCGAACCACTGGTAGCTGACTGCGTTCTTCTGGTTGCCGCCGAGCACGAGGATGTGTCTGCCGTCGTCGCTGTGGCGGATGTAGAAGCCGACGTGGCCATGTCCGCCGCCGTGATTGAACACGACGATGCAGCCATACTTTGGCTTGTCGAGTTTCATGCCGTACTGGCGATACTCAAGAGACGACCAGGTGCGGCGCGACTTGATGGCAGAGCGTTCGAGCATGGCGCTTACGAAAACCGCGCACCACGCCACTTCGTCGTTGGCGTACTTGTAGGGGAGGCGCGCGTCGATGGCGTAGGCCATGATGCGCTTCTCGTTTTCCGGCCCGGCGATTTCACGCACGCCGAGTTCGTCGTGGGCCATGCGGACCCACAGAGGCGCTTTGATGTCTGGCATGTGGGGTTCCTGACTTACTTGTAGGCTATGAAGCCGTGAACGTCATCGACGGCCACAACGGTCGCGTCGGTGTCAGCGACGAGGTTCGTGATCGCGTAGGAGATGCCAGCCGAGAAGCCGATCAGTGCGTCAGTGGTGAGGGCCACGTTCGGCTGCAAAACCAGCGTGAACTTCGGCACGTCGGTTGCGAGAACCGGGGCGGTGGCTTTGTCGTAGAACTTGACGAACTTCTTGGCGGCTGAGTTGTTCACGAGAACGATTGCCGAGACGTTGCCGGGTGAGGCTTTGACGACGGTAATGTTCGTGGTAGCGGCCGACTTCACGCGGGCAGTCGTAGCGCCGAGAGATGCGGACGCACCGATGGCGGCCTGCACGGGTAGGGGGTTGGCCGGCGAGACTGGCGTAACGCCGTCTGCACCAACGAGGTCGATTTCACTGCGTCCGTTGGCCATGTTGTTACCTCGGCTTTGCGAGAAGGGAATTGAAGACGGCGACGGGATCGCCACGGCCCTTCAGAACGCCAGCGATAGCTTCGAGCGCGGCAGCGTGTGCCTTGACAACGAGCGCGTTTTCTTCTGCGAGCTGTTCGCGTGCAACGCGGTTGGCTTCAGCAAGAGAGGTCTGATTGAAGCTCGTGATGTAGGCGACGGCCGGCGCGGGCGCGGCGACCGGTTCGACGACGGGCTCAACCACTGCGGCGACCGGTTCGGCCTCGGCTTCGGCGGCTGCGAGCACGGCGATTTCTTCGTCAGTGAGTTCGTCGGTGTTTGCGACCGGCGCGGGCTTGGGCTTCTTGGCCATGTGATCTCCAAAAGGAAAACCGCCCGCACCATTTTCAGATGCGGGCGGCGGGTCTCAATGCACGTCAGGCCAGATTAGCCCTTCGAGATGATCGCAACGAACGGAACGTGCTTGCGCTCGATGGCGGCAGGACGCGTCCAGTTAGCGGCGAGTTCGAGGTTGGCGCGCGTCGGGAAGACGGCGGGTGCGGCAACCGTGGTGTCCGTCCAGTTGAAGCCGTACGGATGGAGAGCGAACTGACGACGCGTGAACAGGGTGTCAACGCCCGTGCCGTTGCCCTGGTCGGGACGACGGTAGACTTCGACGGGGGTGTCAGGCGGGTTTTCAGTGAAGCCGATGATGCCCTTCGAGCACAGGTAGGACGTGTAGTTGCCACCCGAGAGAGGCATGTTGTCCGTCACCATCACTTCGTAGCCGAGGTACACTCGTATTCATTGGCGGTCGCGAGACGCCAATCGCCTTTCGGCAGCTCACAGTTACCCGTGAGGTTAGACCATATCATCGCCCTCAATTAAGGGCGGTGTGCACTTCGGGGCGCTTGCCCCTACTCCCTTGCGGGATGGCCGTTGAACCTTCCTCTTTCGAGGCTTGGCTGCTGATTGTCCTATTCACGTAAAGAGCTTCGACCAATTCATACATGTCGGCGTCACTGTACTCGCCACGAAACAAGTTTACCTGCCAGCACACCACGCGGACATTGTTCTCGGTGTAAGGCCCTTTCGGGTCGATACGGTCGAGAGACGACGAGCGCGGGCAGCGGTAGTGCTCGGTTTCGTTGAGTAGGGTGAGCTTCAAGCCGGATAGCTCACAAACACCTTGGGCGAGCTTCCTTGCTACCCACTCGTTTGTGATCGTACAGGCCACGCCGCAGCGCTTCGCATTGACGCGAGCGACTTCGCAGAGCGTCGATGCCCTGCCGCGAACCGTGGCCTTCCACTTGGCCTTGTATGCGTTAACTGTCTTCGGCATGGCCTTAGCGCGTGCATTAGAAGCTGCCGTATGGCAGTCCTTGCAGCGCGAGCCCTTCCCGGTCTTGAAGCGGGATACCGTAGCGAAGTCCACGAGGTCTTTCGTCTCGTTACATTTGGTGCAAGCGCGCATTTGAGCCTCCGATGATAGGATAGCACACCAACGCGTGATTGTCACTCTAGGAGTTTCCAGCAATTCACACACTTTGCGAATGGGCATTACTGCCCACTGGACCTACAATTAAGTCGGGATATTGACGACGCCCTGCGAGTTCGGAATGAAGGTGATGAGGTTCTGAAGCTGAAGGTTGGTGTAGAGGCGCGAGTGCATGACGAGGGTCGTCAGTTCCTTGGCCTTGTCACCCATCGTCTGCTTGGCTTCGAGGATCGCGGAAGCCGAGAGCTTGCCGAGAGCGCCGACGCCGGCCGAGATGTCCAACACCATGTCGCCGGCATTGTTGGCGACGTTGGAGTTGATGATGCCGTTGAGGGTCGAGATGGTCACGCGGTCGAACGAACGGTTCCACCATGCCGAGGTACGCGACTGAATGCGCTGCATCGGATCGGAGCCGGCGAGTTCCTTGGCGAGATCGGCGGCCGACCACGACTTGGTGTGGAACTGGCGGACGAACTGCGTCTTGAACGAGCCGATCTTCGAGGGCGTCGAGATCAGGGCGGGGTCATCCGAACCAACGTCAGGCTCGGAGTTGTCGAGGTCGCCCCACGACGGATGGTTGAACAGACGGCCACCGCCAGACATCAGGTCCGACATCATACCGTCTGAAGCGACGATACCGGACTTGAACACGTCGGCGTTTACAGTCGTGTCCTTCACCATGTAAGCGGTGTAGACTTCCTTTATATTCGCTACGGGTCGTTAGGCCGTAACCGCCTTTCGGCTGCTAATCATTACTGACTAGAATAGACCATATCATCGTCCCACCAGAGTAGGACGTCGCGCGCTTCCGCCCACTTGGGCGTACTCCCTCACGGGATGGTCGTTGAACCTTCAGTGCACATGGCACCGCTTGGCTGCTGATTGTCCCGAAGGATTTCCCAGCAATTCACGCAATTATTCGGGGCGCTTTGCAACGCCGAGCCCCTGAAGATCAAGGGGTGATTACGTCAGAAATTCGTACGAGAGCCATGTTTGGCTACTTTCCTTGTGGCTACTGCCCGCGCTTCTGAGCACGCGCACGGATGCTATCCATGACGGGCTTCCACATCTCTTGCTGAGCGGGAGGAAGGGCTTGAATGAGCAGTAGAGCTTTCTGAGGGTCTGACTTGATAAGCGCGCCCTGCTGCGCCTGACTTTCCGTCTTCGGGTCGAACGGGTTCACGCCGGTAGCGGGCGCTCCGTGGATCGCGTCTTCGGCGTACATTGCCTGACCGACCTTGGCGAACGCCTGCATGAACGCAGCGTTCGTGACCTTGGTCGCTTCCCCAACCTTCAAGAGCAAGCCGGCCTCGACTGCCGCGTCCATGACACCGAGATTGGTGAGGGCGCGCGATGCGAGTTCCAGGTTGCGAGTGAACGTCGGGTTGTTCGTTGCTCCCCACGCCTTGGTCAGCGCGGCTTCCGTTTCGACCAGGCGGGTATCCAGAGCTTCCGCGTAGGCGGTCGTCTGAGTGCCGTACTGTTCGGTGGCGTATCCGACGTACCAATCGTGGATGGCGTTGGCGGCGTCCGGCGTGATGCCAGGGACCTTGGCCAGCGTTTCCTTGAAGGCGGTCGCGAAGCCCTCGGAGTATCCGATGTCGTTCGCGTTGTCGGGGAGCTTGAAGGCAAAGTCGTCTGCCTTGTAGGTGACGGGTGCAGGCGTTTCGGGTGCGGCGGCCGACTTCATTTTCTCAAGCTCGCTATACGACTTGAGGACTGCGTTCTGGTCGGCCCAATTCTTTTTCTTGGCGAGTTCTCGGTTCTCATCGCTGAGACCGGCAAGCCAAGCATCTCGTGCGGCGGCTGCGGTGGCGGCTGCGTCCGACCCTGTGGAGGGCGCAGTTACCGGGGCAGTTACCGGTGCGGTCTGAGTGTTATCGGGGGGCGGCGTCGTGGTTGTCCCTGGCGGGGTCACGGCGGCGACTGCCGGCACTTCGACTGTCATAGAATTTCCTTAGAGGTTGTCTGCCGTGCTCTCCACGCGCGCCGCATTCTCCAACGACACGAGGTCATCGGGTGCGAGGCTGAGATGACGGAAGATGTGGGAGTAGAGTTCGCGCATCCCCTCTTGGTGTCTGAGGGTGTCCGCGTGTACGCTCGAACTGGATACGCGATAAAAACCTGAGTGCGAGCACGATGGATTGGCACTCGGGACTTGGGGAGCCACGGAATACGTTGCGGTAGGCTTGCGTCAGGCGAAGTTGCGCTTCAGGGCTGCGGGCTTTGCGGACGCCGAACATGGTGACGAGTGAGCGCCAGCGTTGGAACATCACACGAGCATCCAGTCTTCCGCGAGAAGGTCGGACTGAGAAGCTACCCAAGGTACGAGGGCGTCATCTACAGTCTTCATGTAGATGTACGGGCGAGACATTTTGGAGTGGGCGTCGGGCGTCTGGAGCGCGAGCCACATGCCCTTGCCGTTCCAGCCTTCGCGAGTGATGCACCGACCGTGCTTCAGCGCCAACAAGGCAACGCCGAAATTGACGCGGTTTGGTTCTACGATTTCTTCCATAGCGTTACACGCCTCCGGTTGCTTGCAGTGAACTCAAAGCGTCAACGCCACTCTTACTCGCTGCGGCCAGGTCTTTCGCAACCGCCGCCTGGTTGGCGAGGGCCTGCTGTTCCTGACGAGCCTTGCGCACTTCCGCGACCTGTTCCGTTGTGCGGATAAAGGACTTCGGTACGCCGAGGATTTCTGCGAGACCGCGCGTCGTTGCGTCGGGCTCGATACTGTCAACCACGGTCGGGTCGATCTGTGCGAGCGGTGCCATGATGTTCAACATCTGGATCGTCGCTTCGGCTTCCTTCGCCCGGCGCATACGCGAGAGCGGGCCGGTCATCTGCGCGCCGATGTTGCGGCCACGAAGCGAACGGGGCGGCTGGAATGCCGAGCCCTTGGCGAATGCGCCCTTGCGCTGAAGAATGCCCTGTTCGCGTTCGACCAGGTTGCTCAAGGACTGCTGAATGCGCGTACCGGCCGGACCAAGAAGATTGCCCTTCTCGTCGGCGCGGATGAGGGCTTCGGTCGCCGTCATCTGCGGGTTCTGCACGAGCACCTGGAACAAGTTCAAATACAGTGCGTCCTTGACCTGTGTCCGCTTGGCTTCGAGAACCGCAGTGGCGAAGTCGAGCCGTTGTCCGGTGAACAGAGGCTCGATGAGCTTCTGGCCGGTGGCTGACATGCCGCCAAGGTTGATCGCGCCAGGATTGGTGTTCGGACGGTTGATGACGCCAGCGTTCGGGATGAGAAGCGGCGGATCGATTGCCTGCTGCCCTGCCACGAGTTCGTTCTTCGCCATGGCGTTCAAGGACTGGATGTCGGCCAGGCACTTCAAGATCGGGCCTTCGCCGTAGATGCGGCCAGGTTCCGGCAGCCAACGGAAGTCGATAATCGGGAACTCGTAGTAGCCGCTCTCGCGAACGATGAGCTGGTGTTCGACATCGACGTGAAGGCTGGCGTGCGGTGCGCGTTGGACGCCCTCGGAAGGGTGGCCAAAGTCGCCGCGCGGTTGGACGCACTGGATGAACCGGAACATCCGGTCTTTGTCCGTGTTGCTTTCCGCCGCCTTGAGGACTTGCGGCGCGTTCCGGCTGCCATACTTCTGGACGGCCTGGCGCGCGGTCAGCTCGTGGACGCGGTAGAAGGTATCGACCTGGCCTTGGTGGTTCTCGTCAACATAGCACTCGTTCAAGGGCATCTGTTGGTAGAGGACCAGTGCGCGCTTGGTCATGCCTTCTTCAACGAACATGAAGCCGTTGCCGAGGCCGACCATGCGTCGAAGGCAGGTCTGGACGGCGGGCACCCAACCACTGTCGGCGTCGTAGCGCACCTTGAACAGAAGGTTGCGCTGGCGTTCGAGCCACAGCTTTTCTTCGTCGCTGGCTTCCTCTTTCGTCAGGTCGAGGATGTCCATGCCGTGCCAGTATTCGGACTGCGGCACGACCAGGCCCTCGATACCAGAGGCCAGGCGGTCAACGGCCCAAACGGCTGTGCTGTCGTAAATGTGCTTCGAGGCGCGGGCGGCGGTCGCGGCCGGGACGCCCTTAGTTCCGTAGGTGCTGCCACCGTAGATGCCAGAGGCGAATGGGGCCACGTCCGGCACCGCAACTTTGCGCGCCTGGTTCCATGCCCATTCGAAGTCAGAGCGGCGAACCGAAAGGCTGGTCAGCCGGTCGATCACGTCGTTAGCCGTGCTTGCCATTTGGGTCCGTTCTGGCCAGGTGTTTGTCGGCCATGGGAGGGCGTTCGCGGTGCCTAAAATGGCCCGCGTCCGACGCCTCTTGAATTTCAGTGGTTGGCTTCTTATGAGCCGAGGCTGACGCCGAGCGCCTTCACCTTGCTCGTGACGCCCGCTCGAAAGTCTCGCCCACGGCCCAATCGGACGAAGGTCTGGTCGAGGTCATCCGCGAAGCCGGCAAACAGCAACTCGGCAGCCGACTGGCCGCTCTGCGTGGCCTTGGTCGGGGTGGGGGTAGAGGGGCCGGCTGCGGGCGCAGACTTCGGCGCGGTCAGGCCGAGAGCCTTTTTGATAGCCTTGCCAATTCCGAATACCATTTCAGGTGCTTTCTGTGGGTTGAGGCGACTGCCGCGAAAACACGAGGGAGAGCTGTTCGAAGCTCGCCCCGGTCACAGACACGCCATGGAGGGTACAATCATGCTCAAAGCCGCAAGATTTTAGCCACTGAAGGCTCTCGCGGCAGGTGGTCGGTAGCCTGGCCTCCAAACGACGAACGCCAGCCTGGCGCAGCTCTGTGAGCCATATGCGCCGTATGTGCCGGGTGATGGCGTTGATTGCCTGACTGGTCTTGTAGGTTCCGAAGCCCCATACCATGACCATGCCGGCCGATTGGAAGGTGGCCCCGTAGATGAAGACGGGCTCGTCCTTGACCGTGACCAGGTAGGATACGGGCGTGCTGCCGATGGTCCCGATACAGCGCTGGGCCTGGTCGTCGTCTGCGATCCCAAGTTCCCGCAGCTCGTGCCGGTCGGAGGGGCGCAGGTTTTCGACGATGTGTGCCACCTGGTCCTTGGTGTAGTCCGGCCACATGAAAATCTTCACGTCGCCGTGGGTGTATTCGGTGTCCATTTGGCTACCTATATGCGCCGAGAGGGTCGTACCCGGTGTCGTCGAGCGGCGGCCCGCCATTGTGCCCGTACTTCGGCTGGCCGAATTGCGGGTGATGAGCGCCGGCCGCGTCAGCCATGGGGCGTCCGAGGTTCTTCGCCCAATCAGGCACGAGGCCGATACCCTTCGGGGCAGTGGCGAAGTAGCGAAGGCTGTCTGCGAAGTCGGAGCACCAATCGTGGAGCGGGTTTTGGCTGAAAACCATCAGCTTCTCATCCCACTTGTAACTGTACTGTTCGAGTGCTTCGACCAGCCGGCCACAGTGGGCCTCGTCGAAGGTCATCCGGGGCAGGATTGCGCGGACGGCCACAATGCCGGCGCTGACCGAGAGCTTCGGGGCGACGGTTAGGTGGATGCCATGGTTGCGCGCGATCTCGACCACGGTGGTTCCGCTGCCGAACTCGGTTTCGATGGCGTCCTGGGGCACGATATGGCGGCTGTAGGCGTACGGCTTCTGCTTGACCACTGCCAAGTAGTGCTCGAAGCCCTTGCCCTTCTCGGCATGGCAGTCGATGAGCCGGATTTCGTCGCCAATTTCCTGGATAAACGAGATCACGGTGCTGTCGCGAATGCCAAAGTCCCACGCCGTCGTCACCGGGTAGCGTGCGTCGTACATCTGGCGCTTGACCCGGCCCTCTTTATGAGCGCGCCGCATCCAATCGCCGTATATCGAGCCCTGGTCCGGTCCATCCCAATCGCAGAAGTAGTCCTGGTTGGCCACTTCGCGGGGCATACCGGCCGCGATCTCGTCTTCGATCTGTTCTCGCGTGAAAACCTTCGTGTCGTCGATGGTTTTCAAGTCGGCGTAGTAGCTGCCATCGGCCAACATCTTCTCGCGGGCGAAGTGCCATTGCTTGCAGAAGTGGTTGGTCCGGCCCTTACGCGGCGTGCCAATGAAGATTGCGAAGCCATTGGTCGCGAGCACGATGGGTGAGAGGTAATCCCACGCTCTCGGGTCGCACAATGACCATTCCGAGAAGACGACGCCATGGAAGTTCGAGCCCACGATGC